GCCCTTGAACTTAAACGCGAAGCCAAGGGCAGAGTTTCAGCGCATCAAAATAAATTTCTGTCCGATTGGCGGAATGCGGGAGGGCATGGCGTGGTCGCTGAAGGTCTGGACGAGGCTTTGGCCTGCATCAAGGCATGGGGGTGGTTGAGATGAGCAAGCCGTGGATGAAATTCTATCCGGCGGACTGGCGAGCCGACCCACGCCTGCGGATGTGCTCGCTCGCCGCGCGTGGTTTGTGGATCGACCTGATGTCCTACATGCACGAGGGCCGGCCTTATGGGTATCTGACAATCGACAGCGTTGTGCCGGACGTGACGAACATCGCCGCACTGGTTGCGCGCCCTGTGTCTGAGGTCCGCAAGGCGCTGATCGAGCTTGAGGCAAAGCAAGTGTTCAGCCGGGCGGAGAACGGAGCGATCTACTCCCGACGCATGGTGAGGGATAAGGCCAAGGCAGAGGCGGACGCAGCGAACGGTAAAGGCGGGGGTAATCCCAACTTGCGACCCGAGGTTAACGGGGGGGTTAACGGGGGGGTTAACCCCCCGGATAAAGCCCAGATACTAGAAGCTAGAAACCAGAAAGAAAGAACCGAAGCTAACGCTTCGGGCGCTGACGCGCCGCCCGACCCTCGGACGAAATTATTTAGGGAAAGTCTCGAAACACTCGCCCGGATGACCGGCAAGACCCCGGATTCGTGTCGGTCGCTGGTCGGAAAATGGCTCAAATCCGTTGACGACGAAGCAATCCACGTCATCGCCGCGATTGAGGACGCCGAACGAAATCGGATTGCCGACCCTGTTGCGTGGATCAATCGAACCCTGAAACCACGAGGAGCCGATGCAAAAACTGCCCGCAATGGACTCAGCCAAGCTCTCGAAATCCTTGGCGATGACATCCGAGAAACTGAGCGAAGCGAAGCGTGGGGCACGCCGCCTCCTCGGTTGCTATCGAACGGGTGACGCGAACGATCCCGAGACGTACATCGCAGCCGTGGTGTCTGTGCTGGCGCGGTACCCAGACTCGGTTATTCGGGACGTGACGGAACCCGCAACGGGATTGCCGGCAAAGCTGAAATGGCTGCCCAGCATCTCAGAAATCCGCGAGGAGTGCGACATTCTCGCCGCTCGAATAGCAAGGCGCGAGCAGTTGGATCGTGAATTGGCCGAACAATTCGCGGCGCGAAATCCGCAGAGATTGCTTGCGAAAGAGCGTGCATGACCAGCAAGAACGAAACGGCGTTCCTCTTGCGTTTGAGCAAACGCGACCGGGAACGCGCTGAACTGCTTAGCCAAGTTTACGATTTTCCGATTTCGGTTGTTCACAGGGCCGCGCTGCGGGTTTTGTTTTCGCTCGCCGGATTGCCCGATGACGAGGGTGATAGCACCAATATGCTATAATGCTTTCAATGGAGGCTCGCATTGACGGTTATCGCATTCCGCCCGCGCGACCGGGCAATCCAAGAGGCCCGCGCCGCAGAGCTTCCACATCGCAAGGAATACGCAAACCCGTCTGACCAGCGGATTGGTTCGCCGCTCGGCAAGGCCGCGATCATGGGGCTTATCAACGCGGCTGAGTTCGACGCGGGCGTTCGTTGGGGCAGGTGCCACAGCGATTACATCGACACGATCACCTCCCCGGAGGATCGGACGCAAGCGAGATGCGAGCGCGCCGTTGATGAATACATGCGGGGCATCTACATCCTCGAAAAGCATCCCAAGCGGGTGTTTCACGCGGTTATGGCCTTGGCGGCATACGGCGAGGACTGGGGCGATCTGGAATACGTAGCGCGGGCTGCTCAGATTGGGTTTGACGCGCTCGCCAGAGAATTTTGAGTCGCGCGAGGCCGCCCGCCACCCTTTGCATAACGCGGGTGTATGACGGGTCCGGACGGGATAGCCCGCATGAGACGCGGGGGAAGGCCGAATATGAAATCTCGACGCCGCACGGAAGCACTGCGCGTTGAGACTTGCCGCGCCAACGTATGGCCTGTCGCCATCATGGTTGAGGCAATCGACCTTGAGCGCGTGAGGCGGAAACTGCTCAATTCCTATGGTGGGCCAAGGCTTGCGACCAGCGAACGGGCGATCAGGCGGGACATGGCGCGGTATCTGTTGGACATTGCGGCACCGGCGGGCGTGGCCTGAAGGCCATAAAACAATAGGGCTGAAATGGGCAAGCGGACGGGAAAACCCCGAGGCCGCCCGAAAGGCGTTCCAAACAAGATCACGACCGAGCTTAAGGAAATGATCCTGGAGGCCGCACACCAGGCGGGCGGGGCAGACGGCACGGTTGGTTATCTAAAAACACAGGCGGGAGCCAATCCCACAGCGTTCATGTCGCTGTTGGGCCGCGTGCTGCCGTTGCAGGTCGGCGGCGACAAGGACAACCCGCTGACCGTGCGAAACATCATAGAACAGCACATTGTCGATCCTAAGAGTTGACGTTCCGCGCGCATTCAAACCGCTGCTGGTTCCGAAACGATACAAGGGCGCGTATGGCGGGCGCGGCTCTGGCAAGAGCCACTTCTTTGCCACGCAAATGGTTGTGCGGTGCTACCGGCAGTTAACTCGCGCGGTCGGCATCCGCGAAATTCAGTTGAGCATTCGGGACAGCGTTCGCCAGCTTTTAGCGGACAAGATAGCGGCGCTGGACCTCGGGCGGCACTTCACGGTGCTGGATACCGAGATACGCTGCGACAACGGCTCGCATATCGTGTTTCGAGGGATGCAGAGCTACAACGCTGAGACGATCAAGTCTCTGGAGGGCTATGACTTGGCGTGGGTTGAGGAAGCCCAGACGCTTAGCCAGAAGTCGCTAGACCTGTTGCGCCCGACGCTCCGCAAGGAAGGGTCGGAAATGTGGTTCGGCTGGAACCCAAGGTTCCGCACCGACCCGGTTGACGTGTTCTTCCGCAAGTTTCCATCTGCTGAGAAGATCAGCGTCGAGGCGAACTGGCGCGACAATCCGTGGTTCCCGGAAGTTCTTCGCAAGGACATGGAGAACGACAAGGCGGATGATCCTGAGCGCGCCGAGCATGTCTGGGAGGGTGGTTATGAGATCGGCCACGGCGCGATCCTCGCCCGCGAGATTGAGCGCGCTGAGAGGGCTGGCCGCGTCAATGACGAGGTGGCTTATGACCCCAAGGGGCCGCCCGTTGAAATCTCGTGCGACATTGGACTGCGCGACACATCGACGTGGTGGTACTGGCAACGCCGCGTCGGCGGCGCGGCCATCATCGACTATGACCGCGATTCCGGCCTACAGGCCGAGGACTGGATTAATCGCATTCAGAAGCGATTGACCGACAATGGTTACAAGTTGGGGCGCGTATGGCTGCCCCACGACGCCCGCAACAAGACGTTCTCTGCGAAGTACACTGCTGTTGAACAATTCCTGCGGGCCTTCGGAATGGGCAAGGTCGGCATCGTTCCGATCAGCACCAAGCCCGACCGCATCAACGCGGCGCGCACGTTCGTTAAACGGTGCGAGTTTAACAAGACCAGGTGCGAGGCCGGTTTGGATGGGCTTCGCGCGTGGGAATTTGAGTGGGACGAGGAGAACAGGATTTTCTCCCGTGAACCGCTTCACAACTGGGCGAGCCATGACGGCGACGGCTTCTCATACGGTTGTCAGGTGATGACCGGACACATGCCGCCCGAAGATGAAAAACCCGAGCCGCCATTGCGGGGTGCCGAGAACATGACCGTGGACGAGCTTATCCGCATGACGGGGCCGGTGAGGATTAGGGTTTGATGGAATACGGCCCATCGACCGAACCCGAAGGCAAGAACGACAAAACCGAGAAGAAACAGAGCGGACGGCTGCGTAAGTACTGGCGGGAGATCGAGGCGTATCACAAGGCTGCCCAGGACTGGCACGAGCAGTCCGATAAGATCGTCAAGCTCTACCTAGACCAGCACCGCACGCACGCCAGCTCTAGGCGCTTCGCCCTCCTGTGGTCGAACATCGAAACGCTGAAGCCCGCCGTTTACGCAAAGACGCCGAACGTCCTGTGTTCTCGCCGGCACAAAGACCCCGACCCGGTTGGCAGGACGGCAGCGGAGATATTGGAGCGCGCGACCAACACGGCATTGGACCTGGGGCGGGCTGACGAGCGGTTCCGCATGGTGCGGGATGACCGGCTGCTGGCTGCCCGTGGTCAGGCGTGGGTGCGCTACGAGGCCGAACTAACCGGCGACAAAATCCAGTCCGAGAAAGCCTTGGTGGATTATATCCACTACAAGGACTTCGGGCACAACGTCGCGAACACATGGGCCGATGTCTGGCTGGTTTGGCGCAGGGTTTACAAGTCCCGTGCAGAGGCTAAGAAGCGGTTTCCGAAGTACGCCGAAAAGCTGAGTTATACGGCCAAGACCGCATCCGACGACGACAAGGAACTCGGTGAGCACAAGGCTTGCATATACGAGATTTGGGATAAGACGCTCAACAAGACGTGCTTTATCTCGAAGGACTGCCCGGAGGTTCTTGAGGACGGCCCACCGCCGATTTCGTTCCGCGATTTCTTCCCATGCCCCGAGCCTTGCTACGGATCGAAGACCAGCAAGAGTTTGTTCCCCACTCCCGATTATCGTTACTACCAAGACCAGGCGCAGGAGATCGACGATCTAACCGAGAAGATCGCGAACCTGACGGATTACCTGATGATGCGGGCGTTCGTCCCGGCGGGACCGTCCGGTGATGGCGCGGATTCTGTCCGCATCATGATCCAGAACCTTCAAAGCGACATCACGTCGAACAAATCCATCTTCGTCCCTGTCGAGTCGTGGGCGGGCTTTGCCGAGAAGGGTGGGGCCAAGGGCCTGATGGATTGGCTGCCCGTCGATATGGTCATTCAGGCGTTGCAGGGGGCTATTGAGGCGCGCAACCAGCTTGTGCAAGACGTTTACCAGATCACCGGCATTGCTGACATTCTGCGGGGGCAGACCGATCCCGACGAGACGCTTGGCGCGCAGCAGTTGAAAGCGCAGACCGGCGCTCGGCGTGTCAAGAACAGCAAGGACGATGTGGCGCGGTTCTGCCGGGACATCGGCCAGCTTGTTGCCGAGGTCATTGCCGAGCAATTCCAGCCGCAGACCATCGCGGACATGTCTGGTTATGCCTATGTGCCGGCGCCTCCGGTTCAACCCATGATGCCGCAGCAGCCGGGTATGCCCGACCAGCAGCCGATGCAGCAGCCCGTGCAGCCGCCTAGCGGCAAATCGTTTGACGACAAGGTTCTGCAGTTGCTCCGTGACGACCGGATGCGCGGCTTCCTGATCGACATCGAGACGGACAGCACGATACAGCCGGATGAGGATGCGGAGAAACAGCGCCGAACCGAGTTCATCACGGCGACGGGCGGGTTCTTGCAGCAGGCGTCGGAAATGATGGCGGGTGCGCCTGCCTTGGCCCCGATGGTGAGCGAAATGCTCCTGTTCGGTGTTCGCGGCTTCCGTGTCGGTCGGCAGATGGAAGACGTGATAGAATCCACGCTCAAGAACGTCGCTCAGGAACTACAGCAGCGCCAGCAGCAGCCGGACCCGAAGGTCCAGGCCGAGCAGATGAAGGCGCAGGCGCTACAGGCCAAGACGCAGGCGGATATGCAGGCGGCGCAGGAAAAGCATCAGTTGGAGTTGCAGAAGATACAAGTTCAGGCGCAGGCCGACATGCAGATGATGCAGGCGGAAATTCAGGCGCTTTACGAAAAACTCGGCATCGAGCGCGAACAGATGCAACTTGAGGCGCAGGCTGACCGGCAAAGGCTGGCGATGCAGGCAGCGTCTGACCAGCAGAAGATGGCCGTGCAGCAGCAGACCCACGAAATGCAGTTGGACGCCGCGCAGCAGCAGCACGCATTGGGCCAAGAGGCGGCAGAGCATAAGCACGCCATCGGCATCGACATGCTGAAACAGAAGGCCAAGAGCGCAACGAGTGCCACGGCTTAGCGTTGTCCGGTACGAACGAACAACCGATAAGCCCGGCGTGTTCCGTGGCGGGATCGGATGCGAGGAGATGCGGGCCGGTGATGTCACGTACATCGTCGTCAATGATGACACGGGCCTGGCGTTCAAGCATTGCACGCGCGAGCCGAATGGCGTTTGGGTCGATGACCAGACGGTCGAGAATTGGGTTGAGCCGGAACAGACCGCCGTTCCCTATGACTGGTTCGAGAATATGCAATGACTGACTACGGCCCGCCCTACGTTTACCGAGACGGCCAGATTGTTTCCAAGTGCGTAGCAGGCCCACGTCATGCCTCGTCCAAGGCTCCGAACGTCATATCCGACACGATGGAGCCGCTTCGCCACATGGGTACGGGGCGCATCCTCGATAGCAAGTCTGCGTTTCGTCAGGACACCATCGCCAGCGGCTGCGTCGAGGTCGGCACCGACCCCGCCGCGTCACGACCGCCGCCCAAGGTTCAACCCCGTGGCATTCACGAGGACGTAAAGCGCGCTCTTGCTGAGCTGCGTTCCCGATAAACCAAGGATGATTTATGCCTGTCGAGCAAGCTGAAAAGCCCGAGATTGACGACGCATACGCGGACGCCCGCGCTGCACTTGAGGAATTGAAGAACGGCCCCGCAGATGTCGAGGAGACGGTAGAGGCCGCGACTGATGAGCCGGTAGAAACCGCGCAGGAAACCGCCGAGCGCGTCCGTGACGAGAGGGGACGGTTCGCTCCCAAGGAAGCCAAGGCAGACGAGCCCGCCAAGGTCGAGGCCAAGGCAGAACCGGAGGCGATTGAGCGGCCCGCTGATCCGAAGCTAGAGGCTCCGGTTCAGCAGACCGCTCAGGTTAGTGCGCCGCCTCCGGGCTTCTCGGTAAAGACTAAGGCGGAATGGGACAAACTCCCCGAGTACGTCCGCGCCGACATCGTGAAGCGCGAACAGGAAGTCTCGGACGGCTTCAAACAATACTCAGGCATGAAAGAGATCATGCCTTATGTCGAGATGGCGCAGCGTGGCGGCACCACGCTCAAGGCGGCCCTCGACAACTACACCGGCCTGGAAAATCTACTCAGGCAGGATGTGGTCAAGGGTGTTTCACAGATCGCCGCCAACATGGGGACGCACCCCGTGGAATTGGCGCAACGCATTTTCCAGGCATACGGCCAGCAACCCTTTCAACAGGTGCAGGCCGATCCGTCGAACCCTCAACCGTTCGACCCCTCAGTGCTGCAACAGCATCTAAACCCGCTTTTGCAGAAAGTATCCACTTTAGAGCATCACATCACGCAACAGCAGCAAGCCGAGCAAGCGCGCCAGCAAAGCGTCATTTACACCGCTATGGAGCGTTTCAAGTCAGACCCCGCGCATCGCTATTTCGAGAACGTTCGACCGTTGATGGCTCAACTATTCAACGGGGGCGTAGTCCAGGAAACCGGCGACACACTCGCGGATATGAAAACGGCTTACGAGATGGCCTGCAATCTTGACCCCGACATTCGCGAACTCTCGTTCAAGGAGCGGATCGCGAAGGACGAGGCAGACCGCAAGCAGCGTGAAAAAGATGCAGCGGACAAGGCGCGTCAAGCGTCACGGTCCATCACCGGGTCGCCATCGGCTGCCGTGCGGGAAACCGCCGACACCAAAAGCGGCTCTCCCTTTGATGATGCGCGGCGAGCCTATCAGGAAGTAGGCGCTCGCGTTTGAAGTAAGGAGCGGCACTAATGCCCGCGAATCCTAACTTCGATGACATTGTAACGACCACGCTCCGCAATCGTAGCGGCAAGCTGGCGGACAATGCCACCGAAACAACTGTCTTGCTCGACCGGCTTCGCCGGCGCGGCAAGGTTAAGCCTGCCGGCGGTGGTCGCACCATCGTCCAGGAACTTGAGACTGCACTGAACCCGAACGGTGCGTGGTACGCAGGCTTCGACACCCTGAACACCAACACGTTCGAGCCGTTCAGCGCCGCCGAATACGACTGGAAGCAGGCTTATGTGCCTGTGGTCTGGTCGGGCCTCGAAAAGCTCAAGAACATGGGCGAGTTCGAGGTGATTGATCTGGTCGGCTCTCGCGTGCAGAACGCCGAGAAGTCGCTGTACGATCTGGTCGCTCAGGCGTCCTATTCGGCAGGCACCGGATCGGGCGGCAAGCAGATGCACGGCCTTGGGTTGTTCGTCGTGTCTGACCCGACGACCGGCACTGTCGGCGGCATCTCGCGTGCATCCAACACGTTCTGGCGCAACCAGGTCGTGTCGGTCACGATGTCGGCCACAACCATCAACATTGCGTCGGCCAGCCCGTCGCCGTTCCTGTCGGCGGTCAACCAGTTGGCGATTGCGTGTACGCGCGGCACCGACCACCCAGACCTTTGGGTTGCTGACGGCATCGCTTATCGCCTCTACCTTGAGAGCTTGCAGCCGATTCAGCGTATCACCTCCACGGAGATGGCGGGCTACGGCTTCACGGCACTCAAATACTTCGGCGTTGGTGGCAATGCGGACTTCGCTCTTGATAACGGGTACTGCCCCGCCAAGACGGTGTACGCGCTGAACACCAACTATTTGTACTTGCGGCCACACCCTGAGCGGAACTTCACGCCGATGGGTGGCGACCGCATCCCCGTCAACCAAGACGCAACCGTTCGTTTCCTGGGCTTTGCTGGCAATATGTGCGCCAGCAACTTGTTCCTCCAGGGAACGATCATCAGCCCGAACTAAGGGAGGACACCACTATGCAACTCGTTGGTGGACAGCCCGGTCGTATTTATTCAGGCGACGAAGTGGCTGCGGGTAAAGTGTCTCCGGGTCAGCGCCTCTCGGTGCGTGATCCGAACAGCGGTGGCGATAAGGAGTATGTGCTTTGTTGCGTTGCGGCGGCACAGAACCTTACGCTCGGCACGGTCGTGACGATTGACGGTAGCTTCGTTGTTACCGTTGCTGCTGTCGCGACCGCCAACACGGCGCATAATCAGTTGGGCGTGGTTGTCACCCCGACTACGAGCGGTACGGCTTCGGCCAGCGCCTATATCTGGGTGCAGACCTTTGGTCGGACGCTTGTTCGCGCTTCGACCAGCGTGCTCCCTGCCGTTGGCCTCAAGATCGGCACTACTGCCGGTATTGTGACCGACACTGCGGCGGCCTCCGCCTCGGCGGCAATCAACGGTATCGTTCTGACGGCAACGTCGAACACGTCGGACTCGCTCACTGCGGCGATCCTGACGTATCCGAGTTACGGCACCACGTTCGCCGTCTAACGCTCAAACGCAACGAACTGGGAACGGGGGGCTTCGGCTCCCCGTTTTCTTTTGGGGGACTTTTGACAGTTAAACACATGCAAGTCTTCATCGGGTTCGACCCGAGGGAGGCTGCGGCCTTTGCTGTGGCCCGCGCCAGCATCCGCAAATTCGATAGCCACATTCCTATTCATGGTTTGGTGCTTTCCGATTTGCAGGCCAGGGGCCTCTACTATCGAAAGACCGAGCGCCGCCTTGGCAAGTTGTGGGACGTGATTTCTGCGGCCCCGATGTCCACGGAGTTCGCAATTTCACGCTTCCTCGTCCCGTCCATCGTCAAGAAATGGAACCAAGGCTTTCACAGCATCGATGGCTGGGCTCTGTTCATGGACTGCGACATGCTGGTTCGCACGAACCTGAATGTGTTGCAGCAGCAGTTGGACGACACGAAGGCTGTGATGTGCGTCAAGCATAATCACCAGCCGAAAGACGGCACCAAGATGGACGGCCAGGTACAGACCGCCTATCCGCGCAAGAACTGGTCGAGCGTTCTGGCTTTCAACGTGGACCACCCGTCGAACAAGGCGCTCGACGTTGAGATGGTCAACACGCTGCCGGGGCGGGATCTGCACCGGCTCTGCTGGTTGGAGGACGACGAGATCGGAGAACTCGACCAGTCCTGGAATTGGCTGGTGGGGCACAGCGACCCGGAGATCGAACCGGACATCGTTCATTTTACCGATGGCATTCCGACATTCGAGGGCTACCGGAATGTGGCTTTCGCGGACGAGTGGATGCGGGAGCTTGAACGATGGGCAGTATAGCCGTCGTCACATCGTTCTCGCCCGATGGCTATGAGTTGTACGGGCGGCGGATGCTTGAGACGTTCAAGAGGCACTGGCCGAACGATGTCAAACTGTACGTCTATTATGAGGGTGAGAAGCCTGCGGACGCGATAGAGCGCGCCGAGTGGATTCCGCTCGACAAGGACGAGGACCGCGCCGCCTTCATGGCCGCGCACAAGGACCATCCGACCGACTACAATCTCCAGCCCGTCAAGTTCTCTCATAAGGTATTCGCTGTCACGGCGGCCCCGAGAGACACCGATTGGCTGATCTGGCTGGACGGCGATGTTGAGACGATTGCCCCGGTCACGCATGAATTTCTAAAGTCGATGTACCCGGACGACATCGTTGCGGCCTACATGGGACGGCAATGGTGGAACCACACCGAGGCGGGGTTTGTAGCCTATCGGCTGGACGATGACGGCAAGCGGTTTCTGGACGATCTGCGGTTGATGTACACGACCGGACAGATTGTCGAGGTCGAGTCCTATAGAGGAAAGAAACAGCAGCACGATTGCGCGGCGTTCGATCTTCTCAGAGAGGCTTACGAGAAGGAAGGCCACGCTTTCCACGATCTAGGTGAGGCCCACAAGGGGCCTGACCTTGACGTTATGGCGCACACGCCCCTTGCGCGCGTCATGTACCACTATAAGGGCAACCGCAAGCGGGCACCACTCGCCCCGTCACGATACGACCAACTGATAAAGCTGATTGATCTTTGCAAGCCGAGGACCATCGTTGAAGTCGGCGTTCACCGTGGCAACCGTGCCGAGCGGATGTGTCGCGCCGCGCTCGAGCATAACGTCTCCGTCCACTATGTCGGATACGACCTGTTCGATGATGCGAGCGACGACAGCAACGAGGCGGAAAAGAACGGTAAGGGCGCGCCCGATCTGGTCGGGGCGCAGCAAAAGCTAGACAGGCTGAAACAGGATTACCCCGGCTTCACCTGGGAGTTGGTCCAAGGCAACACCCGAAAGACCCTGCACGGCAAGCAGATCACCGCAGACTTCGCGTTTATCGACGGCGGTCATTCGGTCGAGACGATCCGGGGCGACTACGAGGCGTTGCAGAGTTCAAGGCTGATCGCCTTTGATGACTATTACACCAGCGGCCCGGATGGCAGGGGCATTGATACAAAGCAATTCGGCTGCAACGAGGTCATCAAGGGGCGGACGTACACGGTCCTTCCCTGTGCGGATTGGGTTATGGGTGGTGGGCGAACCCGTATCGCTGTTGTCGGTGACTACCCGCATAAAAAGTACGTCAAGCCAGACCATGCCAAGCGCCGCAAACTGACGAAGGACTGGGAGGCGCTTTTTGACGAGCAGCGCAAGTTGCTCGCCAAGTACGGCGACCCCACGGTATCGGCGCAGACGTTCGCCATGTGGGAGAACGACAAGGACGACAAGCCCGCCGACGTGCTGTTCGCGGTCAACATCCTTGAGCACCTGATGGACTACGAGTCTGCGCTGGCAAACATCCGTTCGCTGGCGAGAAAGGGTGCCCTGTTCGTCATCAAGCCGGATTTGATGGCTGATGCCGAGATGTGGAAACACATTATCAGCAAGTATTTCAGGATCACGGACGCGCTGGAAAATCAGGGCAATCTCGTCATATCCGCCGATTGCAACGTCCTTGTGCCGGGTGTCAAAACAATCCCGTCCAGCACCGATACGAAGCGGTGGGACCAAATCAAGGCGAGCACGGCGAAGTTCAAGACGTTTGTTGAACTGAAGCCTAAGCACGAGCGCACAGCCATTATTGCCTGCTACGGCCCGTCTCTCAAAGACTACATCGAGAAGCTGAAAGAGGAAGCCCAAGACCCGAATACAGATGTCGTGTCGGTTTCTGGGTCGCATGATTTCCTGATCGAACACGGCATCATCCCGAAATACCACGTTGAATGCGATCCACGCCCTCACAAGGCCGTCCAGGTTACGCCCCGCAAGGACGTTGAATATCTGCTGGCGGCGAGCTGTCACGGTGATCTGTTCGACAAGATGGACGGCATGGATGTGCGGCTGTGGCACGCCGAAGAACATATCCGGGTCCGCGACGAACTGAAGAACGATGCTCCGAACATTGCCGGCGGCGGCTCTGTCGGCCTTCGCGCCATCGGCGTTCTGTATTTCATGGGTTATCGCAACCTGACCATCTACGGGATGGATTGCTCGTTCGCGGATGACGGCAAGACCCAGCACGCAGGGAAGCACGCCGGAAAAATACAGACAACGTGTCTGACCAAGATCGAAGACCGGCACTTTGTAACGTCGCCGGTCCTTATGACCTACGCCGCGAACTTCTTTGACATGGTGAAGCAGCGCCCGGACGTGAAGTGGCGCATTTACGGCGACGGGCTTTTACAGAACTGGGTTCGTTACGCAACCAAACTAGCAGAGGCCGCATGACGTTTGATGACAACTGCCCGATGATGATGGAACGCGAGTTCGGCCTGCCCGAGAATGTCCCGCAGATCGCCGTGGGGTTCTGTCTGGTGCCGACCCCGGACAAGAGGAAGTCCGCAGAAGCCGGTTATCCGGTGTTCAATGAGCGCGAGTACATCAAGCTCGTTGTCCCGGGTGACAAAAACTCTGAGTATTTTCAGCCCTCGACGGACGCAGACCGCCGGAAATTCCCGAACGCCTATCAGGCATTCAAGAACCGGGAATCCAAGCCGGTTGTCGAGGGGATGCCTATCGAACAATGGCCCCAAGTCACGCGCGCAATGGCGATGACGCTCAAGGCCGCGAGTATCCACACCGTTGAAGCTCTCGCGTCCGTCCATGACGGGCATATTGGCAAGATCGGCAACAACGGCCACGAATTGCGCGCCAAGGCAAAAGCGTTCCTCGACACGGCCAAGGACGCCGCCGCGTCTCAGCAGTTGGCCGCTGAAAATCAGAAGCTCAAAGACCAGATGGCCGCCATGCAAGAGCAGATCAATGTTCTTGCTAGGGCTGCTGAGAAGAAAAAGAAAGCCGCCTAAATGAGTTTGCTCACGCTTGTCCAAGGCGCGGCCACGTCACTAAGCCTTCCTGTCCCGGCGTCCGTTGTCGGCAACACGGACGACAGTGCCGTGATGTTCCTGACCCTGGCGAAGCGTGAGGCGCGCGAACTGATGCGCCGCCATGACTGGCAGAACTTGGTGGTGGCGCACACTTGGACCGGTGCGGCGACCGTGGCGCAGGCGGACGCGCTCCCGAGCGACTATGACCATCTTGTTCCCGATGTTGAAATCTGGAACCGCTCGAACAACACCCGCCTGTCTGGCCCCACGTCATCGAACATCTGGCAGCGGCTTCAAAGCGGCATCAGCGGCGGCGTAGAGGGCTGGTGGCGCATTATCGGTGGCGTCCTGCAAGTTTATCCCGCCCCGTCTGCCGGGGACACGTTCGCGCTCGATTACGTTTCCAAGAACTACTGCGAGTCGAGCGGCGGGACGGATCAGTCGGAGTGGACGGCTGACGCTGACGTGGCCCGTATCCCGGAACACTTGATCGAACTCGGCGTCTGCTGGCGCTGGCTTCGCTCCAAGGGCATGGACTATTCCGAAGAACTCGCGACATACGAGCGCGAAGTCGAGAAGGCGGCGGCGCGCGACCGAGGGCTTGGTGTTGCCGTCATATCGTCGTCTCCGAAAGACCTTGATGACCCGTACTGGAATGGGACTGTAACGGAAGTCTGATGCGGCAAGTCGCAACCAAATCCAGGGCAACGCGGCGTCCCCATTCGGACGCGGTGTTCAAGGTTGTCCCATTGCCGCCTCCGGTTGGCGGTTGGAACAGGCGTGACGCGCTTCCTCTGATGGAGGAAACAGACGCGATTGTGCTGGACAACTTCATTCCAGATACGACCGCGCTCAAGCTTCGTGGGGGTTATTCCACCCATGCGCCTCTAGCGACGACGACTGTTATTGAGACGCTTATCCCGTTCCCGGCGTTGAACGGCTCAAGCGCGAAACTGTACGCCGCGACACCGGATAAGATTTGGGATGTCACTTCGGCTGTGACGGCCTCCGCGACCGCGCAAGTCTTTACCGGGCTTGCCAATGGGCGCTGGTATTACGATTACATGGTGAACACGTCCGGCCTGTACGCCGTTGCGGCGAACGGTGCCGACGTTCCGCTGACGTGCGACGGCTCTACGTGGGCCACATGTTCGGTGAGTGCGTCAGGTCTGACCAGGACGAACCTGATCGGCGTTCACAACCACATGAACCGGCTTTGGTTCATCGAGGAAAACCAACTCCACATTTGGTATCTATCAACGTCAGCCATTCAAGGGACGTTGACCAAGTTCCTGCCGCCGTTCCGCAAGGGCGGCAAGATCATGGCGATGGGTTCATGGACCCGCGACGGTGGCTCCGGTCCCGATGATTTCGCGGTGTTCGTATCGTCCAAGGGCGAGTGCGTCATTTATGCGGGCGTCGATCCGTCTAGTGCTTCAACGTCAGCACTTGTCGGCGTCTATAACATTCCACCCGTTATCGGGAGGCGGTGCATTGTTCCTGCCGGTGCTGATCTGGGTATCCTCACAAGTCAGGGAATGGTGCCGCTCTCGCAAATCCTAGGCATGACGGCGGGGGCTGCTGCAAGGACTGCTTTCACCGACAAGATCAGCGGTCAGTTCAAGAGCCAATTTTATGCCACTGGTTCGGCGTTCGGCTGGGAGTCGATTGAGTATCCCCGAGGTAACTTGCTGATCGTGAACGTCCCGATCACGGAACGGGTGACGCAGCACCAATACGTCATGAACGAACTGACCGGCGCGTGGTGCCGGTTTACCGGGGTCAACGCGGGCTGTTGGGCGATCCATAACAATGACCTGTATTTCGGCGGGAATGACGGCAAGGTCTATAAATACGACACGCAGCAGCTAGACGGTTCGTCCAACATCATCGGAACGATCCAGCACGCTTACAGTGCGTTCAACACGCCGCACATCAAGCGGTTCGTAATGGCGCGACCGATCTTCAATGCGCCGACGCCGTACAATCCGCCCGTTTCTATCCAGGTCGATTACGACTTGAGTATCCCCGATGTCACGACGCTGGTGTCGTCCACGGCTGGCACGCAATGGGATGCAGCTCAATGGGATACGTTCCAGTGGGCTGGCGGTACCACCACGACACTAGGATGGCAGGGCACAACGGGAGAGGGCCGGGCGGGTTCTGTCGCGTTCGCCGTCTCGTCATCCGAGGCGATATTCTACAACGGAACGGACGTGAGAATTGAGCGCGGTCGAAGCGTCTAAGCCGTACATCATCGGGTCCATTCTGTTCGGTGCCGATGAATTTGTCTCCAACCTCGTTGCGTCACGTATCAAGCACATGCAGGCCCCGTTCGGGCCGTGTACGGCGTTGGGGATTGTGCGGGGTGGGAACCTGATCGGCGGCGTCGTGTACCACAATTTTAGGGGCCACGACATCGAGGCAAGTATCGCCATTGATCGCGCGGCGTTCCTGCCGTGGCGGGCGCTGTTCGCATACCCGTTTGAGCAACTCGGATGCACGAGACTGACGGCGTTCACGGGGCGCAAGAACAAGAAAGCCCGCAAGCTACTTGAGAACCTTGGTTTCCGCCTAGAGGGCGTACACGCACGCGGCCTCGACGGTATCACAGACGCGATGTCCTACGGGATGTTGCGCGACGATTGCAGATGGATAAAACGCAATGGGTAAAAGCACTCCCTCGCCGCCGCCGCCGCCGAACCCGGTAAAGGTTGCAGAGGCGCAGACCGGATCAAACGTCAACAGCGCGATTGCATCCAGCGTTCTCGGCAACGTCAATCAAGTCGGCCCCACTGGTTCAACGTCATACAACCAGACCGACACCTATAAAATGACCGGGCCGGATGGCAAGGTCTATGACATTCCGCGTTATACGCAGACCACGACGCTAAGCCCGGAACAGCAGCAGCTCTATAACCAGCAGACGCAGCTTGGTGGCAAGATGAACGATCTTGCCATCAACCAGACCGATAGGCTCGGCAGTGTCCTGGGAACCAACGCAACCGCCGATGGGCTTCCAGAAGTCACTAACGACTTTTCGGCGGATCGCGCCCGTGTCGAGCAAGCCATGTTCGACCGGATTAATCCGCAGTTGGACCGGGAACGCGCGTCTCTGGAAAACACGCTTGTCAACCAGGGCTTCCAGCGCGGGACTGAGGCTTTCAAGAACGAGATGGACCAGTTCGGGCGCAACACCAATGACGCACGACTAGCGATTACCGCGCGGGGCCTTGGCGAGCAGCAGGGCTTGTTCGGGATGCAGCAGGCCAATCGGTCGCGAAGCCTTCAAGAAATGCTGGCGTTGCGGAACCAGCCGATCAATGAGATTTCCGCGCTCATGTCGGGCGGGCAAGTCTCGTTGCCGAACGCTCAACAGTACAACGCGCCGAGCATCAACGCCGCCCCCGTGGGGGACTACACTTATAACAGCAGCGCATTGGCAAACCAGAACTACAACACGCAGATGCAGCAACAGAACGCCGCTATGGGTGGCATGTTTGGACTCGGGCAGGCTGGCCTCTTGGGCGGCATGAAATACGCGCCGCAGATAGCGGAAGCGGCAAAGCTCTTGCCATTCATGTCCGACCGCCGCCTGAAACGCGACATCATCGACCTTGGCATCAAACTCGTTAATGGCTTGAAGCTCTACGCATACAAATACCTTTGGGATGACATCCCCCGCGTTGGCGTGATGGCTGACGAGGTGCTGGCGGTCAATCCCGCCGCTGTGTTCACGGTCAACGGCTTCTACGCTGTTGACTACAGGAGCGCGCTGTAATGGCCCTGCTGTCCGACGCAATGGGCG